GATTCAGTATCTGGCGCTTCAATCCCTTATTCCCCTCGGGTTTAAAGCCGGGGCAGATGATTTCGCCGTCGGCGATAATGCCCTGGCGATAGACTGAGTCGGTGGTCACGCGGCCATCCTCCTCCTCATCTTCCGCGTCCGTGGTCTGGGGGGCGGCCGGTACTTCTGGCTTCAAGCCCTTGAGGGCGGTGATTTCATCCTTGATGGATTGCATGAATTCCATTGCCCAGGTCGGGATATCGCCGAGGTCTGTGGTTTTCTCCGGGGTGGTTGGCGGGGGTTCTACGGCCGGCGGAGATTGCGCCGGGATATTAATGTTGATGGTCGGTGAGCTGCCGGGGTCGTCCAGCGTTACGCCTTCAGCTTCTTTCGCCAGATCGTCGAGACCGGCGGAATCCTTTGTTCGTATGGCTTTGACCATTCTCTGCAGCAAGGTCTGTTTCATTTTCTTTCCTTTGGTTGCGGGGAGCGAATCCCCAAAAGCACAAACACGGCCCCCTCTCGCCTGGCCGGTCCTGAGGCCGACGGCAAGGTGATTGCCGGTGATGTCGTACTGTGTGCCGTTGCCGGGTGAGGTTTGCCGATATTTGGCGGTGTAGCCTGCGCTGACTTCTTTGCGGCCCATGTTGATCGCGTTGAGGGCTTCCTGGCGTTTCACCATGACGTCGGCAATGATGAAATCTGACAGATCACCCTCCCCGCGCCTGACGTTCTGGGCATGACCATGCCCCAGCTCGGCATAATTCGATGGATTGACGAACAGGATGTCCCCGTTTTCGTCTTCCGGGTGACCTAGCGTGACCGCCACCCCTTCAAAGCTCGCCAGCGTTGCCGGCGAAAAGACCTCCTCCTCTGCGCGCAAAATTTTGACGAATCCCTGGGCGTCAGTTTCCAGGCCCACATCGACATCGTCTTCGTGGTACACCTGCTCGCCGGTTCGGGCGATGGGGACATCTTTAAACAACACTGACCCGTCAGCCTGAAGAAAGCGCGTTTCTCCGAGCTGGGTTGTAAAAAAATATTGCATGGGTGGGGTCTCTTGGGGTGAGTGGCTAATTTAAATGGCCAAATACCTAGTAGCCAATTTAAATGCGTATTGCATTTATTGGCTACCTGTATGCATAATGGCTTTTTTGGCTATACCGAAAAGAGCTATCAAAATATGAAAGTTGCCCGCATTTATGAGCGAGTCAGTACCAATGAACAAGATTTGACCAGACAGGCGTCACTGGAGAAATCAGCGATTGAAAACGGGTATTACATCGCTGGCATCTATCGTGAAAAAGCATCCGGGGCAAATGTGGACAGACCTGAGTTGCAAAGGATGATTGCAGACCTGCAGCCCGGAGATGTCATCATTGCGGAAAGAATCGACCGCATCAGCCGTTTGCCCTTACCAGAGGCTGAAAAGCTGATTGCTTCCATTCGGGCGAAAGGGGCCAAACTCGCCATTCCAGGCATCGTGGATTTCAGCGAACTGGTGGCAACCAGTGACGGCTATTCGCGTATTGTCCTGGAGTCCATGCAGGAGCTGCTGCTGAAGCTCGCCCTGCAGATGGCCCGCGACGATTACGAGACGCGCCGTGAGCGCCAGTATCAGGGAATTCAGTTGGCGAAAGGCGCCGGCAAATACAGAGGCCGCCAGGAAGATAAAAACATGCATCAGCGCATCATCGCGCTGCGCCAGTCTGGCTCCACGATACACCAGACAGCGGCTATCGCCGGCTGCAGCATCAGCCAGGTAAAACGAATCTGGGCCATCCATCAGGAGATCATCAGAAGCGCGGCCCCGGAATCTGAACATCCGGCCAGCATTTGCAGTTAGGCAGGCACCCGGCATGCCCCGTCATTGAGTCCAGCGTTGGCGGGTTGTCCCAGCGCACAAACTTATCTTTCATCCTGCGGTGAGAGTCGCGGGTGCCGGCGCCCTCGATGCGCCAAATATATCCCTCTGAGCCAACGGCCAGCGCACGGGCCTGCGTCAGTGCACCGGTCGCCCGTCCTATCTCCGTGCGGGCAATCATCTTCGCCCGGCTATTCGAGATATCGCCGGCCTCAAAAATCATGGCGTAAAGCTGGTCTGGCCGTTCGCCGTTGATGACCGCCTCAATGGCGCGGCTCTGAATATCGCGCACCCGATCGGCGGCTTCCAGCGGCAGCGATTTCATGAGCTGAATCTGACGATACACAATATCCTGTGCCACCTGTCCGACCGGGGTACTGCCCATAACGTCACGCAGGCCGTCAGAGATGTCATTGGAAACCGATCGCCACTGCTCCCACTCCTCCTTTTCCACCTGCAGGAACATCTTTCGCCCGACGTCTTCGGCCCAGCTGGTAATCACTTCAGAGTAATCAACCAGGGTAGAGGCGATGTTGTCAGCGCTTGCCTGTGAGCCATCGTAGGTTCCATCGACGATCCCCCCTATCTGGTTTGCTATCAACAAAAGGCTTTTCCGGTAGTTGAGTTCCGATCGCCGGCGGAGGGCGGGTTTCAGATTCATCCTCCTGCCACTTTGTCTTCTCATTATCGATATCCTCGTCGGTAATTGAACCGCCGATCCCCGTCATTTCTGATAGGTTCCGGATGTCATTCATCGCGGCGTGTCTCGGGAGGATATCCCGGTCAACCAGCGTAGCGACCGCCGTCGCCACGTTGCTTGCCAGCGTCGACCTGTCGGTATCTGAAATTTCCCACAGCTTATTGAAGGTAAAGGTGAAGTCATCCGGGAGGCCGGTGCCAAACAGCGAACGATGAGAGATATCCAGCAGCCAACGCACCGATCGGCGCAGGCGGCGCTCCTGCTGGGTGTTAATCCGGCTGTAGTAGTTTTCGAGGTCGGTTTCGCCGGTGCTGAAGCCTCCCGGAGACTGACCGAACAGCCGCACAAGGGGGATTCCGGTTGCGCCTGATACCTGTTCGGCAAAGCGGCAGAGCACGTCCGATATACCTGCAAAGGTGTAGGAATGGGTCTCGAATCTATCCTTGAGGTCCATGACGGTCATTCCCTCGATGGTCTGTAGCCGGCGGATTTCATCGAGGTGCTTATTGACGCCAGCTTCAAGGTCGCCACCTCTGGCAAGGGCATTACGATAGCCTTCAATGCCGTAGGTTCTGAGGTGGGCCTTGTGGATGAGCTGCGTCACGCCAGCAGTTGCCGTGTCAAACGCTTCAATGCGTTCAAAAATACGCTCGACAACAGACATGCCCCAACCGTTTTCTATCTGCGACTGGCGGTGGGGAAGCTGATCCCCTTCCAGGCGAATAATGCGCGAGTAATGAATATTCCATGCCGGTATGCCCTGAGAGCTGGCGCCGACCTTGTAAAACTTTGGCTTACCGAAGTCAGGCCCGTAGTCCGTTACCGGGTCATTGTAGCTCGGGGTCAGTGACCAACGATCGAGGGACAGAAGCCCCTTAAACTGCCCCTTGCCGATGGTGGCGATATTCAGCGGGGTGCTCATGTCCTGGCCGTCAATCATCACGACGATGATAGCGCCGCCGTACAGGCGGGACCACTTCAGACCATTATTCAGTTCATCCCAGATGGCGGCCTCATCCCACAGGTTATCAATCTGGCCCCGCTCTCCGGGTTTCATCCGGGAGACGATGCTGATCCCCTTACGGGTCATATCGTCCGCGGTAGCGTCCACTGCAGCGCCAACCAGAAAAGAGGAGCGATATGCCATCTCCAGCAGGTTGCGGTTGCGGGAGGTGTAGTTGGCGATGTAAGTACCGCCAGACTGGAGGTTGTCGGTATTCGTCCCCAGCCTGGCCTGTGGGTTGGTGTAGCCGTCGAAGGTACGCACGGCCTGTTTAGAACCGCGACGGCGATTTTTTCGGGACATAAGTTCTCCACATCGCCGGGGCTGGCCGCCGGCAATCAAAGGGTCAGGTTCTCAGCATCAGCTTAGTCATTGCCGCCATCGTTCTTTATGCTTTCAAAGGGGGTGTCGCATCCAATCATCTGATGGAACACCCATGGTCCGAAACGCCCCAGACCAATACCACTCCACTCACTGAGTGCCCAGAATATCAGCGGGCATGCGCAGCAACGCGGTGGTTTCCATGTCAGGGTCGAGCGTCTGAAGTTGCCCGATCAACTGACCGACAGTTTTCGGCGATCCCCATACCACCGGCTGCGCCCCCCGGTTAGCCGCCCGAACCATGTCGATCAGCTTGCGGATTGTTGCACCCGTGCCGCCGACATCCTCCAGTTTGCAGAGCAGTTCGAAACCTGCATCTTGGTCATCGCCAGCAGCCTCTACATGCACCGCGGCTTCATAAATTTCCTGCATCGCTTCAGTCGTTAGTGTCATCAGTTAATGCTCCCCGTATATTTCGCATCACTTACGTCAACCCGTTGGTTCCAGAGCGTGAGCGCATCACTGTCGCTGTCTGCAACAGGGCCAGAAGCGCCACACTCTTCACACTCAATAAGGCTGAAACTGCAGGACTCCCCATAGGAAAGTGAATGGCTTGTTCCACAAAATGGACACGCGCTAGCTACGTTTGTGAGTGTCATACATCCTCCACGTAATGCGGTCATAGTCGTCTCTCCAACTAAAAATAAAGGCTCATAACCGGGTGATTCCGGGCATCACATCGCCGGGGTTGGCCGCCGGCAATCAAATATTCAGGTTCTCGGTTCGGGGCGCTGCACGGGGGGGCGGAGGGTTAGACTTTTCTGCTCAGTGCTTTCCAGATGGATTCGCTATCGAGATCCATCGGGGCAAAGCCGATCATGACGGCGTCGGCAA